TATTATCAACAAATATTAGTTGATTAAACTTTTAAAGCCATATCCCATACAAGGAGATGAAGTCGAGATGAAAAATTAACATGCATTGACTTTGCATACTCCACAACAGCAGCAGCATTCTCAATATGCTCTTTTCGTGAACCAGCTACTGGCATAAACCAAATACGATCCCGAGTAATATTAATGCCATTTTCATCTTCAACATACTTACGCCAAATCTCTTTAATATCTTCAGCAGGATCACTGATAACAAACTTAAAGCCTGAGCCAATCTCTTTATGATACTTAAGGACTTCTGGCTTATAAGTTTTTTCTTCTGGATCACCGTTTGTAGTTAGCTTAGGAGAGGTAGTAAAAGTAGCATCAAACTCATCTTTCCAACGTTCATTAGGCATAAGAGTTGCATTTGTCTCAAAGTCAATCTTAGGAGTAAATTCATATCGATAAATAAACTCATCTACAAGCTTAAGCAATTGCTTTTGTTGAATAAGAGGTTCACCTCCTGTAAGTTTCCAGATTGTACCCTTTTCAAGCTTCTCAATCCAGTTATTATCTTCCATCATCTTAAAGATCTCGTTAAATGTCATCTTATTCTTAACACTCCATGAAATAAATGAGTCACAACCATGAGGAGAGTCTTCAGATGCAAACCCAATACAAGTTAGGTTACACATTGCCATTCTCATAAATAGAGAACGTTGACTAACATACTCACCTTCTCCTTCAATAGTATAGAAGATCTTATCATCAGAAAGTATTAAAGTTTCTTTATCGAGGTCCATCATATGTATTATAATACTGATATTAAATTATTCAACTAGATTACCAAAACTATAGTCAACTATTTAGTTATACATTTACTATTACACATCCTAAATATTATTATATGAGTAGACAAACCAAAAAAATAAACTCTCATGATGAGATAGGTGAAGATATTTTTGATAGTAACTGGCTTATGGATTTTAAACTACGTAAGCCTTTCTATTTTAAACCTAAACATCGCGATTTTTATAATATACTTCATGAATCCTCTACACAGATGTCATTTGTTGATGGATTGGCTGGTACAGCTAAGACATATATTGCCGTTTATGCAGCGTTAGAAATGTTAAAGGATGGTTTATTTGAAAAAATTGTATATATTCGATCAGTTGTTGAATCAGCTGATAAAAGTTTAGGATCATTACCGGGGGAAATTGATGATAAATTTTCACCATATATGATGCCTCTAATTGAAAAGGTAACTGAAATTTGCGGTCCTGGTACATGTAGCATGCTAAAATCCAAAGGCTTAATAGATGCTATACCTGTAAATTTTGTACGCGGATTAACTTTTAACAAAATTTGTGTTATTGTTGATGAGGCTCAAAATTTAACAAAGGGGGAACTAACAACCATTCTTACTAGGTTTGGTCGTAATAGTCAATATATAGTTTGCGGAGATACAAAGCAATCTGATGTTAGACAATCTGGTTTTGCTAGTGTTTTTGAAAAATTTGCATCAGAAGATTGTGCTGACAAAGGAATTTACACTCATTTATTTGGTGTAGAAGAGATTGTTCGTAGTAAAATACTTCGATTTATTTGTGATAAATTAGCAACTTAATACCATATCGGTTGCTGTCTGTTTGTCCAAACAGCGAACGGTTTATCATTAATTATATACTGCTTATATTTATCTACCGGAGTTAAACTATTGAAACCTGGAACCTGCCTACATGTTTGATCTACAGCTATTGCAACAGCAAACTCGGTCTGCTTACCTTTAGGAAGATTTTTAGGCGGATTTTTAAATACTTTAGCTAACTTTATTTCAGTCAAATGAACTTTACCATAACGATGAGTATATTCATTACATGCAGCAATAAAATGACGATACAACCACCTATAGTTTGCTGTAGTAGTTCTACACCATAAGCCAGATGGATGCTTAATATGAGAAGCCTTATAGAGTACCTGCTCCATATTCTTATCTGGATGCAACCAGCGTTTGATACGTCTATTAAGTAGTGTTCTACCTTCATACTCTCTACCATCAAGTACACGGTGAGCTGTCGACATTAGCTGAGCATACTCTACAATCATTTTAACAACATGCTTATCGCACATTTCTTGAGCGGAAATAATAGGACACTCGTTGGTAGTAAATATATTCATTAAGTATATTATATTAAAGTTCTTATTCAAGAAGTGCTAATGCCCTACCTGACATTGAAGTATTTACAAGATTTCTCATAAGTTTTTCTGGAGATTTCTTACCAGTATGAGTTTCATACTCTGTAATAGCATTTAATGCATCCCATTTAGTTTCACCAACATTACCTCTACCTTTTTCAAATAGTTCAACCAGCTTTTCTCGCTTTGATATACGTCGTGAAGATTCATCTTCTAAAATAGGTACTAATTTTCTTGTAAATTTAACCATTTGATCACGAGTAAATGCAGAATTCTTCAATTCTATCATTGTAGAGTTAAAATTCTTAGCTGCTTTTATAGAGCTAATAATACTCTGCAACATTTTTTCCACTTTCTTATCGAAAGAAAAGGAATGTCTACTTGTACTATTAGTGTCTCCACTAATAAGGTGCAATGCATTATCGCAAGCTATTCTTGTAGTTGATGGAATGGTCTTATTAGAGCCCATTCCTGTATTATCTATTACAGTATAAAAATATGGCTCAATTTTATCACCATCAACATCAATATTAGCTGCTAATTTAGATTGAATAAGAACTTTTCGACCATTTCTAGATGAAGTATATCCAACATGATCAATATCTCCTACTTGACGTGATGCTTTATCTAACACATCAACCATCTCTTCCATTTGAATAGGACGATATTTCTTACCTACTATTCCTAGGTGATGACGTGTATCTGTACGTTGAAGTGAGAATGTGTCAGGAATAGGTACTTGATCTCTTCCAAAAACAGGAACTTTTTCTACTTCAAACTGAGGTACTTCGTTAAGCGAACTAATTGTATTGATAAATCCCATAATATTGTTTGTTACACTTAATTATATCAGAGTTCCTATTGATTTTTCCTGACTACTTCTAATATTTTATCAGGATCTCCCGTAACTTTTTCCGTTACTTCATTATCCTGTAATACTATCAGTGTTGGAATTGATCTTATACCATATTTTTCTGCAAACTCTGGTTTATCATCAATATCAACAATATCTATATTAAATCCTCTTGCCTCCAACATGGCTTTAACTGATTGACACGGTCCACACCATTGAGCTGTTGCTAATTTAATAACAGATTCTTGTTTCATAATTTAATTATACTTTAATTTATGTTTTTTGCAACGTAAATAAAAAAAGAGTACCAGTTAACTGGTACTCTTTATAGATTGTACTACTTTCTAACGCAAGCCTGTTGACTCAAAGACATCACGTGCAACTCCAGCGGAGAAGCCATTTTCAATACCTTTGACTATTACAGAAATAGCATTGTGACTATGAAGCGATTCGTTATGAGAAGCTACAATCTTAAAATCTTTAATACGGTCATCTTTATCTAGACGTGAATAGAGAAGCCTTACAGCATCTTCTACAAACTTAAGAAAAGCACCGTTCTTTTCAGCAAATGCTTGCTCATCTTCCCGCTTAACCATTACTTGAGTTTCAGTTTGTAGGGCATCTAAGCAAATTTCTTGAAGATCTTCAATCCAAAGTTTATCTTCAAACCTAACACTAACACGAGCAACACTACGCTGACTATGAGGTACGGTAGCACGGTTACGATACTTTTCCGCATGCTCACTTAGCTCGAAACTACAGGGACAAGCAGAGGAATAAACAAAGTCAAAGTGAAGATACTTCTTAAACTCACCATCTTTAGTAAGATCCCCTTCAAGTACTACATCATAATACTGATAACCTTCTAAACCACTACGCAAACTAGTCTGCTTAATAGGATAAGATATCTTAAGCATGATCCGTGAATCAAAACTCTTAAGATTTTCTTTATATGTTGTAAGAACATCTTTAATCTTACTAATACTAAAAGTCTCATCCTTATGATCATAGAAGCTACGCATAATACGAGACATATTGATACCTTTTTTATGTGCTTCTAGACTTACGCTACCGGTAACACTAGTCTCAAGCTCAATAGTTTTACCATTACGAGTTTCATAATTAAGAGGTAACTTAAAGTTATGAATACCAACTTGCTGAATAGCGACAGGTGCACCTTGAATAAGACTAGAGGGTCCGTTCTGTAAATCTGGTAGTGATGCAATATACTCTTTACTTGCATCTACAGTATCATCATACTCCCGAACTGGTGGTACATATCCGTTAGCACAATCACTACCCATAATATCTTTTGCAATAGTATCCTTTTCACCGGTGAGCTCATCGTCATCACCTAGCCATTCATAGTTGGAGTTATTTTCTGTTTTACTCATAGTCAAATATAATTATAACATATCGAATGTATTAATCAACTAATCTCATTCATTTTAAACTTTTTTAAGTTATTTTTCAGAAACACTTGCAATCAGGCTCTCAGATGAATAAATGGATTGTAGAGAGACGGTAACCACTAATGTTCAGATATCTAGAGATCAGTATATAGTAGTATTTTTAACACAAACTACCAAACAATAGTTGATTTATTGGTTAATGTAGGTTATTATATATATATGAAATTTACCAGTAATAAAATAATTAATCTAGGTTCAGCTGCCTTTAGACAATGGAGATCAACTCATAGTCATTGTCAATATATTCACGGATATAATTTAACTGCAGATATTACATTTGAAGCTAATGAATTAGATGATCGTAACTGGGTTATGGATTTTGGTGGATTAAAAGATCTTAAAAAGACTTTAGAGCATACATTTGATCATAAACTAGTTGTAGCTTCTGATGACCCTAACTTAGAATTACTTAAGCAATTAGGGGAAGCAGGTATAGCTGAAGTAGTTGTATTACCAGGAGGAGTAGGATGTGAACGTTTTGCAGAGTTTGTACTTAAGACCTCAGACACATTTGTTGATGAGTCGTCTGGTGGTAGAGTCCGTGTAAAATCTGTACAAATTAATGAGAATGGTAGTAACTTTGCTACTTGTTATAGAGATGATAGTAATGTATCGATCTCATTTACAGAGACACAATCTAGTACAGAACCTTTGCAGTTAGAAGATGTACATGGTCCTATTGCAACTAGTGAACCCGTTGTTCCGGTAGCTAATCCACGATCTGCACAGGTTGGTAATAACCCGGGTACAAAAACCAAAGGTGGTTGGTTTGATGGTACTACCTGGGGGTAAATGCATGCGGGTGTAGCTCAGCGGTAGAGCGCAACCTTGCCAAGGTTGATGTCGTGAGTTCGAATCTCATCACCCGCTCCAATTTGATGCCATCTTAGCTCAGTGGTAGAGCAGCTGATTTGTAATCAGCCGGTCGTCGGTTCAAATCCGACAGATGGCTCCATTATTGAGAACTGAATTGATCATCATATAATTTATTTGTTATATCAATTAATCGTTCAATAAAATCAGAGTTACGTAATTCTTTAAAAGCAAGATTACCAATACCAAACTCTCCGTCAGCGTCTAGAGAGTCTTTACGCATTTTACTTATTTTACGTCTAAGAGCATTTGCGGATTTTTGCAAAAATATAAGATCTTCAATAGATGCTGTCTGATGAGACATTTCCAGATCAGATATTTCCCCCTTTATTTTATCTGCTTTAGCGGTAACATCTCTCTCATCAACAACTGGCTCTTTATAATTAGGTTCAGTAATCCACTCATCTTTAAGTAGTGAATAAAGACCAGAAGCTTTATGAGGTTCATGAATATCTTGAAAATAAATCTCAACAGTATGACCACCTATATTAATATCGTGTCGTAGATTCCAAATAAACCGTTTACCATCCAAAGCTCTTTTAACAAGATCTTCATCAGCGTTAATATCTTTAAAATCTAGAAGTATATGAGTATCTAGATCAGAAAAATCTGTATAGTTAAAATTGGATAATGAACCGGTAAGTTGGACGTCTTCTACTAAATTTTCAACCCCTGCAGCACTAGCTACATCCATCGCTATAGTGAGGAGCTTGTCTTTTACTTCTGTATCAAACTCCTTCGAATCACTCCAAAACCGTTGATTGAGAGTATCATTATAAAATCTACTTTCAAAAAATTTTCTAAAATTAATCATCTATACTTACTTCTATGTTTTTATCTGCAATATTCTCTTGACTAACATCAATTAAAGCATCAAGATCTTGTTCAATAAAGTCTTTACCTACCAATATTTTATATAGATTAGAAGCTCTATTACCGATTGAAAAGGGAATATTATTAAATTCCTTTTCTCCTATTTTAAAATTTAATTCTACTACTGGTCTGTGCTCCATATTACCAGCACCCACATTAATAGTTATTTCCCCCTTACGTGGAAGCAACAATGTCTTACCATTAACAGTACGAAAAAATACTTTATCACCCTGTTCTTGAATATCTTCACCATGTATAACATTAAAGGCACCATTACCAGAATCTAATTTTGCGGGTATTTTACCAATACCATCAATATTAAAAAATTCAATTAAACCTAAAACAGATTTTTCTTCTATATATTGTAAGAAAGTCTTCATTAATAATTAACTATGTGTGCACTCATTATCTTCTATACCACAACCACATTCTTTAACATCTTCATGACCGATATTAAACATTGAAGAATGTTCTCCGCTAGCAAAATCATAATCTAATTTGTGGAAAACTGAACCGAGATAGTCAGCAGCTTTTGTAATTTTTGCAGCTGTCCAACCTTCTAGTGCTGGAAGCTCTTTCATCATAAGGCTAAGAGCAAATGCATATTTTTCAATCTTGTAAAGTTCAGCAAGAGCCATTTTCATTTCAGAATCATCAGCGTAATTAATACGAGGCATATTTTCATTATCTTCTAGTTCTTCATCACCAGCAAAAGAACCCGCTATGTTCTCTCCAGCCCCTCGTGCAGCTTTACCAATACCTCCTGTAGCACCATCAACAGCACCTTGAACAGCACCTACTGTACCTTCAATAGCACCTTGTGCAATACCTGAAACAGCCTTACCAACACCACCTGCAGCACCACTTGCTGCACCAATAGCAGCACCTCCTACTGTCTCAGCAGCTTTCTTAACACCTTTACCAGCTGCTCTATAAACTTTCTTGGCAACCTCACTCGTTGCAGCTTTACCGACCGCTCTAGCTGCTGTACCAGCACCTCGTGCTGCAGCACCGATACCACCAGCAAGAGCGCCGAGCATCTCTTCAGTTACTTCCTCGTCACTATTAACTGCACTATCTATAATAGTATCAATCTTCTTAAGTTGATTTGCCTTAATCTCTTCTGCTGATAGTTTCGGTGAAATTTGTGAATAGGCTTCAGCAATTAAACTTGCATCATTAAGTTTAGACTTCATGCATATATTTATGCTGTCAGGATAGATTTTATAGCATCTTTATCCGTTTCAGATAACTCTTCTGGTACAAAGTAATTAATTGCTTCGTCTAAGTTATTAGCAATTAACTCTCTTGTTTTAGTACCCGAAATACCTTCTGCTTGTAAAGGAATCTTTGTAACACTTACAAGAGGGTACTTATCAGCATTCTTTTCAAAGTATGAATAGCGTTTTACATCTTCGTCTTTATCACCTGCACCTACAATAATTTCAACCTCTTTATTTTCATCTGCATAATCATAAACAGACTTTACTGGAGATATAGGCGCAAGCATCACTTCAACAGGCTTATTAGAATATTTTGCATATATATCCCAAATAGCTTTTGACTGCTCAGCCGTAATACCGTCACGGTCCTTGTTACCAATTACAACAATACCTTTGTCAGCGTTTTCTAAAAGATATAAAAATGCTGAGAAGTGACCTTTTGTGGGTGGCTTATAACCACCAGGCATAAGAGCTATTCTCTCTTTGTCTCTTAGGTGCTCTCCGTCTTCATAAAATTCCTTAAACGTTTTCATTTGGTAATAGGTGTTGAAGATTGACCACCACTAAAGTTAGCACGGCTGAACTCTAAACGATCAACTAGTTTTACTGCATCCCCTGCTCTTGATACCGCAACATAACCTTCAGGTGCTGTTGTCTTAAGAGTACCATCTTCATTATCGAGGAAGTGCTTCGTATTGTATACAGCGTTGTTATATTTGTTAACAAAAATTTGCTTTGCTTGAGAAAGCAACCTACTAACCTTGAAGATATTTACAATATCTTTTTCTTGTGCCTTGATCTCTGCAAGCTTCTTATTAAATGCCTCTATAGCGCGCTTTTTACCAGCTTGAGACTTAAGTTTTGCCACTTGCTTCTCCTTACGACCCTTAAACCATTCAATAAACTTCTTAAATGACATCTCTGAATCTTCTAAGTATTTACCTTGTTGAATTTCAGAGTTAGTATAGATGTTAAGAAGATCAGAAGGTAGATCCTTATAGTTAACTTTAATTTTATCTGCTGTTTTAAGCAAATCCTTTACTTGCTTTGCCTCATCAACATCGAGAGTAACTGTACCGGTTGTATCTGTAAAGACAGCATCATCAACCCATACACCTGGAATCTTATTAAGACCTTTGACAGAGATATTATATTGAGGTGGTGAGTTAAGATCGCTATAACCGGTATGGAATACAATTCCAAATACAGAGTTACCAATTTCTTTACCAAATTCAGTATCAGCTTCTACAGCATAACGTATTGTATTAGGCTTAAAGGTAATATGTTTGACTCCATCTTCCATCATTGGTTGTAATGAAGAGGAATCAAACATAAAGTCGCCTTGAAGTATACCTTTGATACCTAATTTAGGTAGATACTTGAGAGCCTTCTTTAGCTTATCTGCTAAACCAGGAGCATGTCCATGATTCATTTCTACATCAGCATCTGTATAGTTGATCTTTGGATCTTTATTAAATATAGACTTTGTTCCAACAAAAAATTTACCGGTTTCTGGATGCTTACCGGCAAAGATTGCAGGAGCACCGTCCCATTTAACAGAAGTATTAACCTTTCTCTTAGATTTTCCTTGAAGATGAGAAAGTAAATCAGCAATAAAACCTCTCGCAACACCATATCCCCTTTCACCTTGCGTAAGAACAAGCTCTTCAAGGTGAGTTAAATGGGTATTTGCCTTAGCCTCCGTTAAAAGACCGTGAGTTATAAAATATTTTTTAAAGCTAATCATTGTTCTATTTAATTATATCGGAGTTCCTTATCCTTGAAGTGGTTTAAATTCAATGTAATTCTCTCGAGTTCCTGATTTGGTTCTAACAATAGCAGGGTTTGATGTCTGCATTGGGGTGTTAGCAAACTGCTCACCGGTCTCGACAACAGCAACTGAACCATTTTTATGATTTGTATTAATACCTATCAACTTATTCCATGCACCTTCACCACCAGTCTTAGTTGACTTGTAGTATTCAAAGCTGTGATTCTTAAATGCTTTAAGTACCGATTGAGGATCAACTTGATTATCTTTAAAGGCTTGAGCCATCTTCTCACCATACTCCGGGCTAAGAATTTCAGAATAGATTTCCTTAACCATTTGATCTGTATCTAAGCCTTGCGCTTTAGCGTTGTTAACCCAGCTTACAAACTCTGTTGTATTAAGGGATTGCTTCTGCTCAAAGTATTTCATGATATTATCACCTAAATATGTAACTAAAATCTCTTTTATTGAATCAGGGTTAGGACCTGCCTTATCACTAATACGACCTCCATTTAACTTAAGCTCATACAACTCACCGTTAATACTAATATCACCCTTGGTTTGCTCATCCACATCTTTAGATAACATTGAAAAAGCGACCTCACCTGGCCCTTGCTGAAGTTTACCAACACCAACAGGCATTAGTTGCTGATATGCTTCCCAATCAGACTCACTACCAAAAATATCCAATGGAGCGTAGTTACCGACTGTTGAAAGCTTCTGACTATCTACAGCCTTGTTAGCATTAACATCTTGAATAACACTCTCAACCTCATCACCGGTCATATCTGAACTCATAAGAAGTCTATATGCTTGCTCAATCTCACCATCTTGACCTTTAAATGTTGATTTAACACCTTCACGACTTGCCTTACCTTGTATATACTTCTTAACCCTTACTTGGTCAGCATAATCAAGAGCAGCAAAGTCAGCCATATCTTGCTCGTCTAGTTTAAGATCTGGGTTATCTTCAACATCAAACTTACCAGTCTCTTGATCCTTAGCTGAGATTGCAACCTCATCTCCTTTATTCTTACCACCAGACATTGTTCTAAACAACTGCTGCTGATCATCCTCAAGGAGCATCTTCAAGTAAAGAGCTGTAATTTTGCTATCCATAAATGTATTGTATTAGAGTTCCTTATACCTTTGCAAGTGTTTCCTTCATTTCACCATCACCCATTTCAACTAAGTTACTAATTGCTGAAGCAACCCCCTTAGGATCCTCATTAACCATTCCTTGAAGTTCTTTGGCTGTAGCAGCTCCTGATTCATCTGGCGCATGTAAAAAAGCTTTAACAAGAAGCTCAACAAGATACTTTTCACCTTCTGAGGTCATCATATCCACTTGCGGTTCGAGATCATCAGCAGGTATTTCTGCGATATCTGCTGCATCCGGACTATCTATATCTTCATTATATAAAGATTCGTATTTTTTAAATATATTTAAAGTCTTCATATTATTTTATACTTTTGGCAATTTTATTAATTTTGTTAGATACAACAGTAACTAAGTTACTTATACTTTTATCCATTTTTTTTGCACCCCTTGATTCAGGATTGGCTACAGCTTTAAATTTCTCAGCAGCGCCCATGGCGAGTTCCGCAGCCGCCATATCATCCATTTCATCATCTTCTGTATCAATGAAATCAATAACTTCAAGATTAACAGCTCGGCCGTCTGGTAAATGTATAATGACATTATCGGATTTCTGATCAGCATCACACCTAATGTCTTTGTCCATTAAGCAGCGCTGCACAGCTCTCTTTGCAGCTATCCTTTCATCTAAATTTAAATCTGGTGTATTTTCTTCAACTAGCTCAAGAAACCTGTTCATACATTTATTTAATGTATAAGCGACAATTTAACGTTAATATCTTTAGTAAATTTTTTTTCGATTACCGTAAGATCATTTTTTACAAGAAATGATTTAAATCGTTTCCAAGATATCTTACTAGTGTCAACCGGTGTAAAGCTCTCATATTCACGTTGTGCTAGTAAAAAATCATCAAACTCTAAGTGATTATAAATAATTTGTGAAGGAAGTACCTTAAAAATACACTTAACTAATTTTTGTTCTTCAACAAACTGCGAGCCTACTTGATAATAAAAGCATTTTTTACGTTTTGACATTTTACAAATAAGTAAAATTTCATTTAATATAAAATGTATGCCTAGTTTTTGCTTTTCACGTTGCTTGAGTTTAATTAATTCATTATCAACAAGAAAATAGTTATATTTTTGATGTGAGTGCTCTAAATATGGTTTTAGATTGATATATTCAACATTATTATCTATATCAAAATAACTCCTCAATTCAGTCTTACTCGTATTTACTGGCATTACCCTACATTCTTATTTATTTCATCGAATTATAGGAACATAAGTTAAGTTAGCAAGAGTTTTGGGGGAGATTGTGTAAAATTTACCTTGCCTATACGTATATTTAGAATACCGTTATAGTAATCCTCACGTATAAGAGCTTCTGATTGAAATTGATAAAATGTCTCCATATAAGCTAGTTCACTTTTATTACCACAACTCCTAATAATCTTAAACGTAAACTTATCTTTACCTAAAGCTTCAATATCTTGATTCAGTCTATCCGAAGAACCTGTATAAGTTTTCCAGTCAGACTCCCCGACTATAATTCTTTTACGTTTTTTACCTTTAAGGGGAGGTCTTTTAGATTTCTTTACTATTTGTTTTTTACCAATATACTTCATACCATTTGAAAGGTTTGTAATTATATAAACAAACCCAAATGGCAATTCACTCCATTGTTCCACACATGTCCAGTGACCTAAATTCATTTCCTACATATAGTTAGAGATATCCTTAACCATTGTTACTTTAGACTCCTCACTCTCATCCGAAAGCCGAATCTTCTTGATCTTCTTCTTTTTCTTCCTTTTCTTTTTAGGACCCGTACTACGTTGTTGTACTTTACCAAGTGCTTTAGGAACCCTTGCATCACCAGGAGCGTAAAAATCCCCAGATTTAATGTTTGTAGAGGAAAATCCACTATCACTACTTCCTACACCAGCATCTCCAGCAGTAATATCCTCCATGATAAGCTTTTTAAAATATAAAGCAAACATACCAGTTGATTTTTCCATATTATTATTTATTCTAATAAGTGGATGGAGCTACTAAAAAAAT